GTTTTGGACACATGTTGGCAACAGGAATAAATTCTACTTCTCTAGCACTGATAATGTATGAGCCGGAGTAAATCAATTCAATTAGTTCTAGTTCACCATCACCATCAATGTCATACTTGTTCCAAACTGTTACGATAGAAACTTGTCTTGAATCTGGATCTGCACTAGCGGCTGAACTTACAGGAATACCCATAACAGGCACAGAGTCACGAGCGTGAATAGCCAAGTTGTTTAATACGCTACCTGCTTGATAAGCACCGTTCATGTTGTATTCAGCAAACTGACGGAAGTTGTCTAAGTCACCTTGCAAGTCTGGATATAACTCAACTGCTTCTTGAATTGACATTGGATCGTAGTAACCACAGAATGGTTGATCCTTCATTTCAGGCACAGTAGGATCGCAGATCCAATAGTGTTGTGCAATAGGGTGAAACTTGATGTTGATGTTGTAGCCAGTTACTTTATATTTGGCTCGGTAAATTGTGTTGCGTGTAATTGCCGCTTGGATAATTTCTTCTTGACCTGTAACTTGACTTGCTAATACTTCTGCTTGTCCTGCGGCTAATTCAGCGTAGTTGTCTTCATCATCTGCATTACGCATACTGGCAATGTGCTTGTCCATTAAGTCATTGGCTAAGCCTGTTTGTTGCTCGCCCATTAATTGTTGAATCTCAGCCATGGCCTTGTCCATCATGACATTGATCTGCTTTTTGCTTTGGCGTAATGTTGTTAGTCCAGATTCAGCAGCCTGTAATTCAAATGCTTTTAATTGTTCATTGGTGCCTTCTGTTTCAACATAACGAGTAACAAATTCACGCACAGGCTTGATCATCATCATACCATTTTTGTGCATAGCGGCATCCATGACCCAACGCTCTAGAATAAAGTGCGGATCATTCATTTGGTTAACAACTTTGCTGACCATGTTAGTTGCTTGGCGTGCGGCTTCTTCATCAAATTCGCCATCTGCTACAAACTCAAAGTTAATCTCGCCATTGGGCATAAGTCCTTTGGCAATAACTGCTGTGGCATAATCAACAACAGGCTTTACTGTAGGATGGATATAGTCAATGCCATTTACAGGAGCAGTTGAATCAGTAACTGCTAGACAGAGGTAGTGGTAATCGCTGGCTCTGTTAACAGCGTTTTTTGTTCCCAAGTAACGCAAATAAGATGCCATTTTGACATCCATTTGGTTTTTCATTCGCACAAATGTAGCATTAATCTTTTTGTTTTGATTAATGTCTTGCACGGGGATATTTTTAATGTTCAGCATAGTTCTTTCAGCCCTTTAGATAGTATTATTTAGCGTTTCCTTTACAGGGCACTTTGGGCTTATAGAAACTCCCCAGGCATGATAATCCTAGGGCGATTTAGTTCTTCTTGCAAGTTGCAGGCATGACATACTGCATGTTCAGCATCTTCGTCATCTAATTCATAGACTGTATGCGGTGTCATTGCTGTCATTGCGGCAATTTCAAATGCTTGGCTGTGCTTTTCACACAAGATCATTGTGTTATCTTCAATTGCACATATAAATTTAGGCTGGGTCATAAGGTTGTTTCCATGCTGGTTTATTACTGTAATCTTTGGTGACATATCTATCACGCTGTGCTCTCATTCTATCCGCTGGTGTTCTATTGTCCCAGGGTTCTGCGATTCCTTGAAGACATGCAAGTAAAGCATAGCGAGCACTATCAATACAGTCATCAGGATCGCTAAAGCGTCCTTTTTCATCTACGAAATAATTCTGTGCTTCATTTAAGAAGTGGGTGCAATTCTCATTGACCATCAAATTACCTACTTCTAACATTTGACGCATTTGATTGATACCATATGCTTTGTGGTTAGTTACACGCCCTTGACTGTCCGGCGGATTCATAATAGGTTTATCTACAACATTAAGTTCATATGATTCAAATAGTTCTCTAATTGAATTGGCACTCATGGTGTATCTGCCAGCAGTAGAAGCGTCAGCAGGTAAAACAATAGGACAGCCAAACACTTCAGGACGAAGTAAATGATTGATATACTGAGTGGGGACTGCTTCTTCAATACCCTGCACAACAATCTGTCTATGTAAGAAAGCAGTTCGTTCGTATGGATCATAATACATTAATGATATAACTGTTTTATCGTTGACTAAACCTAAGTCAAGTGCAATGACTCTGTGTATGTTCATCATACGAGTAAAGTCATATTCACCTGTTTTGTATGTGGGCCAGTTGCCCAATTGGAACACAGCACCTTTACCCATAACTGGCTTACCAGCAATACGGGCTTCACGCTCATGTGGCAAATAGTCTTTTTCTAACTGTCTACGAGTTGATGCTAATAAGAATGGTTCGCCCCATGGGCTGTATTCCGGAACATCATCCCATGATACACGAATGTATTCATAGCCTTGTTCTTTGTTCCAAAATTTACTTACAAGGCCATTAAGACCTTTAAGCGGTGTGAACGAACATAAAACTTTACCCTGTGTGGTAGCAGTTCGCGTAACGATTTCACTGAAAAAGTCGTCTGGTGGTTGTTCATCAAATACTGCTAAGTTAAGTTTGAAACCTTGTAGTTGGCGAACTTCCTGCGTGTAGTTAGCAAACAGTAGATAACTATTGGAACCACTAGTATGCCTAATTTCACAGCCAATGTTATTAGCGCCATCATTCCGCATAGTGTCAAAAACAATGCAGTCACGAGGTATAGCGCCAGTTCCAAGATTTTCAGTAATTTTAACATCCTGTGTTCCTAGTAATTCGTTTTGCAATACAAGAGCAACCTGACTCCAACCTTCACCTGCTACCATGGCAGTTATAGGGCTGGTAAACCTATGTCCCTCCCACCAATCAGGATATAGGCCAGTTAAATGCATGGCTGTTTCATAACAGGTGCTAACTGTTTTACCAACTCGGTTAGCGGCCAGTATGCCTCTACGATCCGCTGATCCAGTTCTAAAGAATTGTCGTTGATGTTCAAACGGTCTAAAGTATTTAAGTTGATTATACTTCATATCGTCGGCGACGACAATGCTCAGGTCTACCAATTGTGATTTTAATGGACCTGGAATTGTTTTAAGTGCATCAACAGTTAAGTCATGTTCATCAACTGCCCAACGCAATGCTCGGCTCATCAATTGATCTGTGCCTAACATTACTGCACCCGATTATTGGCTAGTTGTCGTTGTAACCAGTCTTGAAGAATATCAACTTCTTCGCGTGTTAATGTTAAATGTATGTTTAGGTCTTCTCGGTCATCCTGATTGAATCTAAATTTAAGTTCAAATTCATCCGGGCTATGCCAAGTGCCACCTACATCAATGCCGCTGTCTTCATTATGCGTTAAGTTGAACATTTTTTAGTTGCTCCTTAACAGTATAAATGTCTAGTATGGCTTTGGCCATATATGCAAGTTCGTCTGGATGCATTTTCCAAGTAGTTGGATCATTTACATCAACGCCATCTCGCTTGTCTAAGCCGGCTTGTAAGCGTTCTGTTAACAAGCGTAGGATGTGTTCTAATTGGCCGGGAAACTTTTCAGCAAAAGCCACTCTATGTGACGCATTGATCTTTTGCATGATCACTGTGTCACTGACTTTTGCCGCTTCAGTTGCGCGACGGATTTCTGCGTCGCGGGCTGTCATTTGTCTAAGTCCCAAACATTGGTAAGAACATTTTCGCCAATACTAATAAACTCACGGTCAATCCATGTGTCCCATTGATTGCTGTTGTTTACTTTGAAACTTTGCATTAGCGCACGAAGTTTACGACCTTGTGGAGTTAATGTGCCATCATTGCGAACGATTGTTTGTTCACCTGTGCGTGGGTCAACCCACTTGATGATTTCAGGACGCTCACGACCATACTTGTCTAACTTCATACCATGTGGGCGTTGATCAATTGGTCCAACAATTTCATAACTGATTTCGCCTGTCTTGTATTTGCGGAAGTATACTGACACTTTCTTGTCCTGCATTCTGTATTCAAAGTCAGTGTGCGGAATAGCGTTACTGACAAAGATGTTTTGCATTTGATTTGGATCTGGCAAGTTCTTATCGCGTGCTGGCTTTTCTTTTAAATCATCAACTGGAACTAATTCAGTTCTATCAATGTAGGGATTGTCACCACCAACAAATTTAGGATCTACTTCAATGCCATTTAATACATCCATGGCCACTTGATACTTTAACTTGTTAGCACGACCTTTTAAGTTTAGCACTACACCGGTTTCATCAAATACAAAACGCTCTAGTTCTTTGGCTGTGGGAAAGTCAGTCATTAGACCTTCCAAGTCAAAGTCAGCATTGCTCGTTGACCTAGGCTGTATGCCGGCAACTTGATTTGCTACTTCAATGATTTCTTCAGGGGTTACGGGAGCAGATTCGTCCCAGGGATTCTCCACTTGCGCTGTAGCAGGTGGGCTTAGTTTTTTACTCATATCTTTTCCTTAATTTTCTATGCTATGGAGACTAATGTCTCTGTGTTATTTAGTATGGACTGGTAGCACCTAGAGCGCCTGTCCTACTGTTTGTAGTTCTAGGACTAGGCTTAGGTTTAACTGGCTTTCTTGGTGCCGGTGGTTTAAGATTTTTTGGTTCTTTTGCCGGGGCTTTGTGTTGTGGTTTTTGCTTAGACATAATAGGCTTTTTAGTTGCCATGTTATTTGCCTCCGCCGCCAAACAATGCTGGACCAAGACCAAAATTTATTGAAAGGCCGGGCATAGGCTTATATTGACCACCTGGCATTTGCATGCCTTCAAGTTCTTTTAATGCCTTGTCCATACCTGTCATGCTTTCACGCATTTGTTGATAATATTGAGCAGGGCCTTGTTGAGGTTGCTGTGGCTGTTGACTTTGTGGCGGT